GCCAGCGGTGCATTAGGTGCGTTAACTAAAACTGCTCCTGGAAAATATTACACTCCTCCTAGTACAGAATACAACCCAGGAGTATTTAATTTACCGGGCGGCGTAGGTATTAACATCTTTAAAGCATTTAATACCAGTGTTGACGGGAAGATTAGAGCAAATCCTGCCGCACTTATATTTCCTCCTAAAAGATAATTATGAATCAAAATTATTCTAACATTCCCGTTAACAAATCTCAGGACTCAACTGTTCAGGCATTTGATTCATACACAAACACGCCTGTTGAAATTAATTCATCTGTGCTGGCAGCAATGAAAGGATATTTCACCAATAGAGACTTTGGTGAAGTAGCCGCCGAATCTATTGCTGTCACAATTATTAGACAGGCCAAACAAGACAATTATAATCCTATGCAAATTTTAGATACATTAAAAGGACTAGATAATGTACAACTGTCTGGCCTAGTATCTGAAATATTAAATTACAATAGATTTAAAAGTAGTAGTCTAGGGTATGCTGATAAACCTCAACCACATCCCGAAATTCAAAGAAATATAGCAGTATGAGTTTAAAGTTTAGCCAGGGGGTTTACAAAGTAAAAAATCCTGAAAAATATATGGGACACGGTGCTCCTAGATATAGAAGTTCGTGGGAATTTACCTTTATGACTTTCTGTGATAACAACCCTAGCATACAACAATGGTCCAGCGAAAGTGTAAAGATACCTTATAGAGATCCTTTAACAGGCAAGCATACAGTTTACGTTCCTGATTTTTTAATTTCTTATGTTGACAAGAAAATGAAAAAACACGTTGAAATTGTAGAAATAAAACCTGCTAATCAAACTCTAAAAGAACGTGTAGGTAAAAATCCCTATAATCAAGCGCAGTTTATTAAGAATCAGGCCAAGTGGTCTGCCGCCACAGATTGGTGTAATCAGCAGGGCATTAAGTTTAGGATTGTCAACGAAGGTGATATTTTCCAGAATGGTGGAAAACGGAATAAGTAAAAATATGACCAAAAAGTTAGAAGAACTCTTAAACATAGAACCTGTTAGTGAACCCATTATTCAGGCAGAAGCAGTTGATGTAAGTCCAGTACCTACAATTAATCTAGAAGAAAAATTAGAGGAATTTGATAAAATTGCTGCCGCATTACCTCGTGTAAAGGGGCTAGGCGATATCAGCGATTCAGAGTTAGATGCACTTGCAGACAAGGCTGAAAAAGCCTACGACGACCTAATGGATTTAGGTATGAATGTAGAAGCACGTTACGGTTCGCGCATGTTCGAAGTAGCCGCCCAGATGATGAATGCCGCTATTACAGCCAAAACTAACAAGATTGATAAGAAGCTAAAGATGGTTGATCTACAGCTTAAAAAGCTGGCCATAGACAAAAAACACGGCGACGGCAACGGAAATACCGTAGAGGGCGAGGGATATATTATCACAGACCGCAATAGCATCTTGGAAAAACTAAAGAATCTTAATAAATAATTGACTATGAAATCATTCAAAGAACACCTAACTGAATCTAAAAAGAAGTATGACTTCCGTATCAAAATTGCCGGCGAAATGACCACTGAGCAAGAAGATACAATGAAGAGCTTACTAAGCCGTTTTACTACAGGCAATGCTCTAGTAGGATTCAAAAAATCAAAGACTCCCATCCAAGCACTACCATTAGATTTCCCTCAAATTAAAAATTGTGAAGTTAACATCTACGAAGTTGTATTAGATTATCCAACAACACAATTTGAACTAACAGAATATCTAAGTTCATGTCTTGGTGTAGGTAAACAACATTTAGTAGTTCGCAGTCCTATGGAACCTACTGAAGAATATCAAAATATTGAGCCAAAGAGAGAAGGCGCTTTGTTAACTGACCCAGATTACAAAGAAGCCCCTAATGCTCAAATGGAAGATTATTACGGTGACAAGTACAACAGTGGATTTGTTAAAGAATTGAATGATATCTTGAAACTTCAACGTAAAGAACGTGGAGAAGAAATTCCCACTGAAAGTCCTGCTAAATTTAATACAGATGCAGCACCAGGAAACATCGGCCCTATAAGTGGCAAAGGAAAATAATATGCAAATGATTGACGTACTAAAAAGATTGGCAGAACTTGATGCCGACAATCCTAACATAGTTAAGGAAGGTCTACAAGTTGAAGAATGTGGAATGATGCCAGAGATGGGAATGGGCATTGCTCCAGAAAAGCCATCTATGCCAGCAAGCATTAACATGTCTGCAGGCAGCGGTGAAGAACTAAGCAATATGTTAGCTACCATTATGCAACTTGCAGGAGTTAACAAAGTTGAAGAACCCATGGGCGGCGAGCCAGCACCGCAGACTTTAGAGCCAGTAGGCGCAGGTCCTGAGTCCCCAGCAGATACTATGCGTAGTGTCATTGACAAATTAAACCCAATGGGTGATAATGATGGCGACGGTGATCACGACATGGATGATCATGACATGGAAAAAGATGAAGGTTATTACAAAGATCCTGACGGCGATGAAGATTCAGCAGCAGATCAAGCAGATCAAGCAGATGACGAAAGACGCGGTCGAGAAGAGGAGTTAGGAGAGTACGACAATACTCCTGCAGATCCTAATAAAAAGAATGAATTTGATGCAAACCAATTTGCACATAAAGAGAATCAGCCAGGGCAAGGCGATAGAATGGACGGAACAAGTCCAAAAGCATACGCAGATATGAATGAGGCAGTAACAGATCTATTTGCACAGTACAAAAGGTTTGTCAAAGAAAATTGATAAGTTTTACCTTTACCAAATAGACCCTTCGGGGTCTATTTTTTTCATTAAATAAATGCATGGCATATACAGATAACAAACTAGTCAAAACTGCGTACAGTGCTAACAAGTACACCGAAAAAGACATCGAAGACCTATTAAAATGCACGGATCCAAATAGCGGTCCGCAGTATTTCCTTGACAACTTTTTTTATATCCAACATCCTGTTAAGGGCAAATTAAAATACGAACCGTTTGAATATCAACGTAGGCTAATCGACAGCTATCACGGAAATAGATTTAATGTAAATTTATTACCTCGTCAAACAGGTAAAACAACAACAGCGTCCGGCTATCTATTGTGGTATGCTATGTTTATTCCTGACTCTACAGTGCTGGTTGCGGCGCACAAGTTTGCAGGGGCTCAAGAAATTATGTCGCGTATTCGATATGCCTACGAATTATGCCCTGATCATATACGCTGTGGTGTAAAAAGTTATAACAAACAAAGCATAGAATTTGACAACGGGTCTCGTATTATTGCACAGACAACAACTGAAACAACAGGTCGAGGTTTGTCTCTATCATTATTATACGCCGACGAGTTTGCGTTCGTTGAACCAAACATTGCTGTTGAATTCTGGACATCTATTTCGCCTACACTAGCAACAGGTGGTAAAGCTATTATTACCAGCACCCCAAACAGTGACGAAGACCAATTTGCCAACATATGGAAAGAAGCAAATTCTAAATTTGACGAGTTTGGCAACGAACAAAAATTAGGACGCAATGGATTCTTTCCATTTAGAGCATACTGGAATGAACATCCAGATCGTGATGAAAATTGGGCAAATGAAGAACGAAGCCGTATTGGAGAAGAACGATTCCGACGAGAGCACGATTGTGAATTCTTGGTATTTGATGAAACATTGATCAACAGTATTTGTCTTGCAGGCTTAGAAGGCGATGAACCTTACATGAAGATGGGGCAAGCACGTTGGTACAAGAAGATTGATCCTATGAGTACATACTTACTAGCATTAGATCCTAGCCTAGGTACAGGGGGAGACCCAGCCGCCATTCAAATATTAGAAATTCCTAGTTTTGAGCAGGTAGGAGAATGGCAGCACAATCTAACCACAATTCAAGGCCAGGTACGTATTCTGCGAGATTTGTGCAATTTTATCAATGACGAATGTGCCGGTAAAGGTATGCAATCTAGCATATATTATTCAGTTGAAAACAATAATATTGGTGAGGCTGCACTAGTTGCCATTGAAGAAATAGGCGAAGAAAGCATATCAGGGTTGTTCCTTAGTGAACCAATTAAGAAAGGGCATGTACGTAGATTCCGCAAAGGATTTAACACTACAAACTCAAGTAAAATTAATGCCTGTGCTAAATTAAAACATCTAGTAGAAAGCAAAAGATTCCGTGTTCGAAGTAAACCTTTGATAAGTGAGCTTAAAGGATACATTGCAAAAGGTGTTAGTTTTGAAGCTAAAGTAGGACTGCATGATGACCTAGTTAGTGCTACATTGCTGGTTATACGCATGGCGTTAATGTTACAAGAATGGGATCCTGCTATCTACGATAAAATGCGAGAATCTCGAGAGGACGAGTTTATTATGCCCATGCCTATATACATCAGCAATTATTAATAAATAACTGATATGAAAGCTATTCAATTAATCTCTCAAGATCTGTTCGACAAAGTCCGCAGCCGTTTTACCAATTTAGAAATGGGTGACGAAACAGGAGCAGTTACCATTGACCCTGCAGAAGCACGTTTCTTTGATTTTGACTTTGTTAACGAGGGTGTAAATTTAGGTCGTGTTAGCATTAGCTTAAACGATCTAGGTAGCTTAAAGATTTACTACAGTCAAGGTATTACAGAAAATCAAGACGACCCTAGCAAACAAGTTTGGTACGGTTTCTTAAAAGAAATGCGTATGTTTGCCATGCGTAGATTACTACGTTTTGACACTCGCGATATTGCTAAAACAAATCTTGACAGAAATGATTTTCAACATCTTGCTGCCACGCAAGCCCCTAAGGAAGAAGACCCTACTATGAACATGACCGAATCACGTTGGAACCAAAAGAGTTCTAAAAAAACCAGCCGCGCAGTTAAAGGTGCAACAGAAGTTATTGTAAGACATCATAAAGCAGTTGATGAAATGTATGCAGGCTCTCGCAGTCAACGAAATAACATCAGGGCAATTTACATTCAAAACAAAGACGGGGAAAGATTTAAATATCCGTTCATTCATCCAGCAGGCGCATTTGCCATGGCTCAACACGTTGACCACGGTGGTGTTCCGCACGACCCAGCTGGCAAGGCTATCGTTCGTATGAGTGAACAGATTGCTCAACTACAAGAATTCCAAAGACAAGTACAACATACAAGTTTACATGATGATGCTATGGGAATTACAGAAAGGGCCGTAGGCCGATTAAATGAACTAAAAGCAACTATCGAAGCACTAAGCAAGCGTCATCATTATGAATCATGGGTGGGCGAATTAGCAGGTGTAGACCAAGGCGATGACCTAATGGAACTAGATCCTGTGACCATGGAAACTTATAAGGCAAAATTTACAGAAACAAATTTCAAAGAAGATCTAGCAAGTTTCTTTCCATTGATTCACAGGATTATGCAAGAAACAAATACTGTAGACTTAGAAGAATACGTAAGTGAAGAAACAGACATTTGTCCAGATTGCAAAGAAGATCCTTGTGTATGTGGAACTAATGTTAAAGAAAACGCATTTAGCAAATTTGAAGAATGGGCAGAAGCCACGGAACAAGGCCAATTAACAGACGACGAAATTGAAGCACTAAAACAAGCAATGAACGAACTGCCCAACGGCGAATTAGAATTGGGTCCAGATGGTCAAACAGCATGGCAATTTTTCAGCGGCTTGGGTCTAACTGATTCTGATCTAGAAGATAAATTTAAATCAGCATCTGAATTAGATCCATCTGCTGATCCTATGGAAGTTTTAAAAATGTGGGCTCAAGAAAGCTACCCTGAACTATTAGTAGCACTAGGTCTAACAGGCTCAGGCCAAGAAGAACCATCGGCAGAAATGCCACCGGCTGCGCCTGCTCCAGTAGCTCCTCCTGCAGAACCCCCAGTAGCAGAAGGCAAAGAAGGCAATATGGTACAAGAAGTTGCCAAGATTGTTAAGAGTTTTTACAATCGTGACAACCCAGAAGTTGGTCCATTCCGCGGTGGAGAAGGTATCACACTCGACGTAAAAAAACAAATTGCAGAAAAATTTGGAGAAGAAGCTGGTGAACAAGCTGCCCAAATGGCAGAACAATTTATAAACAAATTAACACAAGAATGGCAACAGCGTCATGGACAAGTAGGTAATGTAGAACCAACTGACGGACTAGCAAGATTAAAAGAATTATTGGGCAACGTTAAACAAAAAGTAGAAAGCATTAGCCCGGATAAAGAAGACCCCCCATTTGATCCAGACCCTCCTAGAGATGGTGAAAGAAAAGATCAATTTGGAAATCCTATCAAACACGTAGCAAAACACTTGGCCAAGCAAGGTATGAAACAAGTCCAAGGTGACGGCAGAGAATTAGCCAGACTAAAAGAATTACTAGGCAACGTCAAAGAAAAAGTAGAAAGCATTGGATCACAAGAAGAAGCATATAACCCCAATAGTGTTGATGCACAACACCGTCGCGATTTAGAAGCATCACATGAAAAACATTTAAAAGACAAAGCCGCCAGCGGCGATCAAAATGCTCAAGCACGATTAGATGCATTAGCACAGAAAAAAGAACGAATGAGAAATGACTACAATGATCGCATGGAACGTGAAAGCGTAAACAAGAGCCAAATCCCTGCATACAAGCGCAAAGAACAGGGCGGCGACTGGAAAGTGTCTACCAAAGATTTAGAAAAAGAAAAAACCAATAGCCCAACAAGCTCAGCAGGATTAGCACGTAAGAAAGCGGAATTAGGTATAAGTGAAGAACTAGCCGCAATTATGAAATTATCCGGAATGGCAAAATAAATCAAAATATACCAATAAAACTCTTGACAGGATAAATAAAACTGTGTATAGTTAACGCTATGCACAGTTTTTCTTTTAGTCAGTTGGCTTTAAGAAAGCGGCACATAAAACTTTATTAAGGAAACATTATTATGGCAACGTTAGCAGAAATTCGCGCAAAACTTCAACAGAGCGCACAAAATACCGGCGGACAATCCGGCGGCGACAACGCAATATTTCCACACTGGAACATCGCAGAGAACACAAACGTGACAGTTCGTTTCTTGCCCGATGGCGACACAAACAACACTTTTTTCTGGTTAGAGAGAGCAATGATTAAATTGCCTTTTGCTGGGATTAAAGGTGAAACAAATTCTAAGCCCGTGACTGTGCAAGTCCCCTGTATGGAAATGTGGGGCGAGACTTGTCCAGTTCTTACTGAGGTTCGTCCTTGGTTCAAAGACAAGAGTTTGGAAGACATGGGTCGTAAGTACTGGAAGAAAAAGAGTTATCTGTTCCAAGGATTTGTTGTTGACAGCAAGTTCAAGGAAGACCGTACTCCGGAGAATCCAATTCGTCGATTCATCATTGGTAGCCAGATTTTTAACATTGTTAAGAACGCACTAATGGATGCAGAGATCGAAGAATTGCCAACAGACTACGTTCGTGGTTTGGATTTTAAGATTGCGAAAACTAGCAAAGGTGGTTATGCTGACTACTCTACTTCTACTTGGGCTCGTCGTGAACGTGCTTTGAGCGAAGAAGAAAATGCGGCTATTGCACAACACGGTTTGTTCAAACTATCTGACTTCTTGCCTAAGAAGCCCGGTGCAGTCGAACTAAAAGTTATTGCAGAAATGTTTGCGGCATCTGTTGATGGCGAAGCATATGATCCAGCTCGTTGGAGCCAATACTTTAAGCCGGCAGGCTTCGGCGGCCGTGATGAAGCCAGTGGCTCTCCAACTCCTGCTCCTACTCCGGCACCTAAGGCAGCACCTGCACCAGTAGCTGAAGAAGTTGCACCTTGGGAAGAAGAAGTTGCAACTGCTGAGAAATCATTCTCAGCGCCTGCTCCAAAAGCAGTAAGCGCCGGCGGTGAGGCATCTAGCAGAGCAGCCGATATTATTGCGATGATACGTAATCGCCAAAGTACTTAATTAGGAGATAGATATGGGAAAGGCCTTCGATATTTCGAAGTTCCGTAAGTCTATTACTAAAAGTATTGATGGCTTGGGAATTGGGTTTAACGACCCTACCGATTGGATTTCAACCGGTAACTACGCCCTAAATTATCTTATCTCGGGGGACTTCTTTAAGGGAGTCCCTTTGGGTAAGGTAACTGTATTTGCTGGTGAATCTGGTGCAGGTAAATCTTATATCTGCTCTGGAAACATTATTAAGGCAGCACAGGAACAGGGCATTTATGTTATTCTTGTCGACAGCGAAAACGCTCTTGATGAGAAATGGCTCCTAGACTTAGGAGTAGATACTAGCGATAATAAGTTGTTAAAACTTAACATGGCCATGATTGACGATGTAGCTAAGACTATTAGTGAATTCATGAAAGAGTACAAGGTTATGCCTGACAGCGAGCGTCCTAAGGTGTTATTTGTTATTGACAGTTTAGGCATGTTGTTGACTCCTACCGACGTTAATCAGTTTGAAGCAGGTGAAATGAAAGGTGATATGGGCCGTAAGCCTAAAGCACTTACAAGTCTTGTTCGTAACTGTGTTAACATGTTTGGATCATGGAATGTAGGTATGGTTTGTACAAATCACACTTATGCGTCACAGGACATGTTTGATCCAGATGACAAGATCAGTGGCGGCCAGGGTTTCATTTATGCGAGCTCCATTGTCGTTGCTATGCGTAAATTAAAATTAAAAACTGATGCAGATGGTAATAAGACTACAACTGTTAACGGTATCCGTTCAGCTTGTAAGATTATGAAAACACGTTATTCTAAGCCATTTGAATCAGTGCAAGTTGAGATTCCCTACACAACAGGCATGAGCCCACATAGCGGATTGGTTGATTTGTTCGAAGCCAAGGGTATGTTGAAAAAAGAAGGCAATAGTCTTGTTTATACAACGGCAGAAGGTGAAATAATCAAACAATTCCGTAAAGCATGGGATCGTAATGAAAAAGAAGGTTTGTCTATCATGATGGAAGAAATTTCCAAGAATGGTATGAAAACTGAAGCAACATTAGTAATAGAAGACACCGAGGAGGCATGATGGAAGAAGATTTAATCATAGAAGTATGGGATACATTCAGAGAATATGTCTCTGATAAAAACAAAGAAGTTGCCGCAAATCAATATATTGATTTTTTAATAGGCAAAGATGTTGAATTGTCAGTCCTTCAAAGTTTGATAGGATATGACACCTATCTTGACAATGCAATCCAACTAGTTGTAGATGAAAATAAAGACGACGAGGACGAGATTGACGAAGAAGATTACGACTACGGCGAAGATCTGGACTGAGTATGTCATGGTACTCTAAAGTAAGCAAAGACATATCGTTCCTTCCTGACTGTATAGAGCACTTTTACAAAGAACTAGATTCTGCAAGGTATGAGGTTAAAATACACGGCAACGTGGAAAAAGCCTCAGCCCATTTACCGGGTATTGTTGAACAACGATTCAATCAGCTTCAAGAAATTGAAGCTGTTCTTGAATATTTGAACATTGAACTAAGGCGTACCCGCAGTAAAGCATTTAAGAAGTATCTAGAAAGTTATCAAAGAGCACTAAGCAGCCGCGATGTTGAAAAGTATGTCGATGGTGAAGCAGATGTAGTTGATATGGAGAAAATTATCAACGAATTTGCCCTGCTACGTAATCAATGGTTGGGTATTGTTAAGGCGTTGGATATAAAACAATGGCAACTTAGTAATATTATCAAACTTCGAACCGCTGGACTAGAAGACGTAGTGCTGTAAACAAAAAGGAGACTTGCTCTCCTTTTTGTTTTATGTTATAATAACTTTATGTATATTGAAGACCTAATTATTGCCCTAGCTATCAGTCGTAATGTGTCAATGAATCCATATGATTCAAAATTGATATACAGTTTTCACGATCAAATATCACGTGGATCCGGATTTACAGAAAAACAAGAACTATTGTCAGTAAAAATTCTCAAAAGACAGGCAGCAAAGTTAAATTCCATTTTTGGCAAGGATATTTTACCATTTTTAGAAAATCCTGGATTTAGATTGGCTCGACGATTGGTGTCTTCTTTCAAACGTATTAGCATATTAATGCATCCTAACTTTGGAAAGACAATTAGAGTTGAGTTCCCCTTCAATGAATCCTTATTGGGTAGAATTAGAGAAGAAAAATCTAAGTTAAACATGGCACAGTGGGACGCAGAACAAAAATCCTGGATTTTTTCACTGGATGAGCGGTCATTAACATTTCTAGGTCGTGTTGCCATTGAAGAAAATTTCAAAGTTGACGAAGAGTTTGAAAATTATCAAAATCAAATCAGAGAAATTGAAGGCTCCATTGAACAGTACATTCCAATGTTATCATTTAATGACAAAAATCTGAAATTTTTGAATATTTCTGAAAAAATAGCTCAACCTACCAATACAAACATTATTGAAAATATGTTCATGGCAAGAAAATTAGGAATTTTTACCTGGGACGAACCCATTGAAGAAACTGATGAGTGGAAAAATGCAGACCTAACGGTTAAACGATTCCTACAAACAGATCCCGGCGAAACTATCTCAGTAAATTTGGAAGAAATCAGTATTTTTTCTCTTAAAGATATTGTAAAATATATGTCACCAACATTGTTTGTAATACCGGGTGGCAGTGAAATAGAAAAATTAGAAAAATCTTTAGAATTTTTGAAAGCTAATAAAATTACCAACGAAGAAATTAGTGTGCTGTTTAGATTACCCACTGAGACTGGTGAAAAATTCAATAATTTTGTCAGAGAAGAGAAATTAAATTCTAGCATCAGTGAAAAGACTAAAGCAGTGTTTATTAGTAGTAAGGTTCCTAAAACAATACTTGACAAAAAAATAAAATTTAATTGCATAGTGAATTTTAATTTTTATAATATCCATTATTCCATTAAAAATTTGCTAAGTTGGCACCATAACGTGATTCATATGTTAGACAACAATAAAACAAGGACCTTAGATTTTGGCATCATGTAAAATTATTATTAAGGATGAAGTAAATGTTAAGATTGAAAATTTAGATCTTGATGCACGTAAGGCCTTGGTTAAAAAATTCAAGTATGAAGACCCCACTGCCCGATTTAGACCATCTTATAAACTAGGCCGATGGGACGGCAGTATCAGCTTTTTTGGTCTTGGCGGCACTACCTATATGAGTATGCTACCTCAGGTCCTTGAGTACCTTGAAGCAAAGAATTATTATATCGAATTAGAAGATCATCGCCGTCCGACAGCATTAAGTTTCCCTGAAATTTCTGAGGAATTTTGGGGTGATCAAACATGGCCTGTGGGTCATCGATTTGCCGGAGAAAAGATTAGACTACGTGATGACCAAGTTGAAGTTATTAATAAGTTTTTAGAAAATCCTCAGTGCATACAAGAAATTGCCACAGGCTTTGGTAAGACAATTACCACTGCAACTTTGGCAAAAATCTGTGAAAAATATGGTCGAACTATTACCATTGTTCCTAACAAAAGTCTTGTAGAACAGACAGAGGAAGACTTTCTTAACTGCGGATTAGACGTTGGTGTTTACTATGGCGACAGAAAAAATCTTGACAAAACACATACAATCTGTACCTGGCAAAGTTTGAACATTTTAGACAAAGGTTCCAGAGAATTTGACGGTGAAGACCAACTACTACGCCTGGCTGAATTGTTAGACGGTGTCAGCTGTGTTATGGTTGATGAGGTACATATGGCCAAAGCAGAAGTGTTAAAGAATTTATTAACACGCAATCTATCCAATGCACCCATACGTTGGGGATTAACCGGTACAGTACCAAAAGCAGACCACGAATTCCAGGCTCTACGTGCTAGTCTAGGTGAAGTTGTTCACCGTGTTAAAGCATACGAACTTCAAGAAAAGGGTGTGCTCAGTGATTGTCAGGTAACAGTAATTCAAACAGCAGAGTGGAAAGAGTTTGAAAGTTATGCAGGAGAATTAAAGTATCTTGTTACTGATATAACTCGTATGAACTGGATCAGTAATCTTATTAACGGCATTGCAGAAACCGGTAACACTCTAGTATTAGTTGACAGAATTGAGTCGGGTCAATTAATTATTAACAACATTCCCAACAGTGTTTTTGTCTCGGGCTCAATGAAAACTAAAGATAGAAAAGATGAGTATGACGAAATTAAAACCTCTACTAACAAGATTATTGTGGCGACTTACGGTGTGGCCGCTGTGGGTATTAATATCCCCCGTATTTTTAATATG